AGTATTCCTGATATAACTTATAAACAGTTTGCTTCATCATACCTTGTTTCTAATGTTGTCCGTAAATGGATCCCAAAAGATACCAAGGAAGCTGATGCAGCTGCTTATAATACCTTTATAGCGGCTAATTACCGTTGTAGAGATTGGACTTTCACCCCCACTAGCAGTATTGATTCTATTTTAGTCGAAGAGATTCGTACTATTATAGATGATTTCCTGCATCCTGGTGGTGAAACCATGATCAGTTCCTACTATGACCTTTGGGCACATGGTAGGCCTGGTCCTGGAGCTAGTGTCGGTGGCTTTGGTACTTCGTATTATACTAAGTACTTTGCCTCCCCGCTTGCATCCACGTCTGATTTCCTGTATAAATCATACAGGGACTATTGTCGCTGGATCCCTACGCTGTCTGAAGCGGAACAAGTCCGCTACGATTCGCTTGGGGATGCACACATAGTCAACGGCAGTAGATGTAGCTTCGTTCCAAAAACAACGAAGAGTAGTCGTATGATCTGTGTTGAACCCAATCTGAACATGTTTGCTCAGCTTGGATTCGCACATTACATTGAAGCTAGATTGAAGTCAGTTTTTCAAATTGACCTCTCGACCCAGCCCTCTGTAAATCATAGACTGGCACAGCTTGGTTCATCAACTGGACAGTATTGTACAATTGATTTATCAAGTGCTTCCGATTCCATTTCGTTGCGGCTTTGTGAGATGCTCTTCCCTAAGTGGTTCTTCGAACTACTCTTGGTTTTGCGTTCTCACTCTACCACAATTAATGGTAAAAGTGTGCCATTATATATGTTGTCTACTATGGGTAACGGTTTTACGTTCCCTATTCAGACACTTATATTTAGCTCTATTGTTAAGGCATGTATTAGATTAAAATCTAATACCGACTTGAAGTTCTCCGTCTTTGGGGATGATATCATTGTTGATAAATCCGTTTATCATTCAGTGATACATGTCCTTAAGATGTTGAACTTTGAGCCGAACCCTAGCAAGACCTTCTTTGAAGGTCCGTTCAGGGAGTCCTGTGGTGCTGATTGGTTTTATGGCCAACCAGTACGGCCGGTATTCATCCGAAAGATGAAATCTGCCCAGGATATCTCTGTCGCCATTAATCTCTTTAACGAGTGGAGCGCTTATACCGGTATCCCCTTACGGGGTACCATCGCATACTTGCTTTCTATCTTGCAGCCGAAGCTTAAGTGCTTCGTTCCGTTTGATAGTAACAATGATGCTGGTATACGCGTCCCACTTAAGTTAGTCACCAATAAGAGGTTTGATAAGAACAACTCCTTTGT